TGAGGATGACGATTAAGAAGATCGTTGTAGTCTCGGACTTACAAGTCCCCTACCATGACAGGGTTGCCACTCGTAACCTTGCATCCTTTATTACCAAGTTTAAGCCAGATCAAGTAGTCACCATTGGTGATGAGATCGACCTTCCCCAGATAAGCAAGTGGGAAGAAGGGCGCATGGGCAGTTATGCCCAGACTTTAGATGATGATCGTAACGAGGCTGTTTTGCTGCTGTGGGAGTTAGGCGTTACTGACTGCATCCGTAGCAATCACACAGATCGCCTGTATAACATCATCATGGCTAAAGTCCCAGCGTTCGGTGCTTTGCCAGAGCTTCGCTTTGAGAAGTTTATGAAGTTTGATGAGTTGGGCATTACCTTCCATAAGAACCCTATGCCTATTGCACCTAACTGGATTGCTGTGCATGGAGATCACACACCGATCAAACCACAGGGGGGCTTATCAGCCCTAGAAGCGGCTCGTAGGCATGGAAAGAATGTGATTAGTGGTCACACCCACAGAGCAGGGCGTTCGGCGTTCTCAGAGGCTTCTGGGGGGCGAATAGGGCGTGTCCTACATGGTGTCGAGGTAGGCAACCTTATGGACTTCAAGCAAGCTGCTTACACTAAGGGTGTTGCTAACTGGCAGCAAGCCTTTGCAATTATCTATGTAAATAAATCTAAGGTTCAGGTGGATCTGATCCACATTGAGAAGGACGGCACATTCATTGTGGCGGGAAAGTCCTATGGCAGAGCCCGATAATCGTTATCGTTTCGTTATCTAAATGTACTTGATTCGTCTGACAGTTATGTCACACTAAGTCTGTAGCCAATCAAGGGCATTGGCACAGATAGGAAAAACAATGAGCTTTGAGATGCCAATCATTGTGTTGCTTTTAGCAGCTAACGCTTTATGGTATTTAGTAGGCTGGGCTAAGGGGTTTAACGAGGGCAAGCGCGAAGGTTTAATTGTTGCCAAATCATTTCAGCGAGTGACAACAGATGCGCGCTAATGAGATCCTCTTATCAGCAACCGACACGATCCGCGAGCGTGGTTTATCGTATGGTCACCCTGCGGATAACCTGCAACACACAGCGATGCTCCTCTCAGCATACTTACAAACACCGATCCATGATTATCAAGTCGCAGGGATCATGGTGCTTGTTAAACTTGCAAGGACTAATCAATCAGCCCAGCAGATCGACACATGGATCGACTTATGCAGCTATGGCGCAATCGCAGGACAACTAGCAACCGAGGAGAATGATCTCTATGTTTAATTTAGCCGATTACGAGCCAGTCGAGGTGAGACTTGAAAAGTTTATTAAAGATTATCCAGCGTTTCGTATTGCAACTGAGTTGGAAGTGGTCGAGGCTACTCGATACATTGTTAAGGCGTATCTATTTAAGGATGCTAGTGATGGCGTTGCATGGGCAACAGGGTACGCTGAGGAAACAGTTACTAGCCGAGGCGTTAATCAGACTTCAGCATTGGAGAATTGTGAGACTTCGGCAATCGGCAGAGCGCTTGCAAATGCAGGTTATGCGCCTAAAGGAAAGAGACCAAGCCGCGAGGAAATGAGCAAGGTTGTAGCCAAGAAGCCTGATAAGCCAGCGGTACAGGATGTTGTACCAGATAATCAGGACTACTGGACAACGCCTGTGGGTCAGTACAACAAGGTAGTGGATGCGCCTGTAACTCTTGAGAAGGCTATGGAAACCATTGAAGCTGTTATGGGTACACAAGAAGCTGTAGAGCCACCATCTTGCCAGCATGGACACATGACATGGCGTGAAGGTGAAAAGAATGGCAAAGCATGGGGCGGTTACTTCTGCGCTTATGCCACACGAACAGGCGAAATCAAATGCAACACACTCTGGTATCGCATGGGCAGCGATGCTAAATGGAGACCACAAGAGGTAAGGATCTGACATGGGCTTTGTAGAATACTTTGATGAAACAACAGGTGAATGGACAAACATCGAGGACATTCCACTTTACGACACGATCAATTGTCAGCTATGTAATGAGCCTACCGAGGCGCATGACATCGTTGCAGAGATCAAGTTCAAGGATGATCAGCCAGTTGTAGGGGCATGGCAGTGTAGAAAGTGCAAGGCAGTAAATGGATGATCAAGAGAAGCTGCTGGTCTTCCTAGTATTGCTATTGTTTATCGGTGGCGTTGCTATGGGTTACATGGCGCATGGCTAGTCAAGCAAGGAAACATAGAGGCTTCCGCACAGAGCGAGTAGTCGCACAGTACCTATCGACTGTGTGGCAAGGTGCAACTGTCGGAAGGGGTAGCGGTAAGGACATTGTTAATGTTCCGTTCGATGTTGAAGTCAAAGCCCGCGCTGGATTTCAACCATTGGCTTACATTAAACAATTAAAGGCTCGCACAGCTCTTTCGGGGGAATTGGGCTTTGGAGTCATACGACTAAACGGACAGGGTGAAGATGCGCGTGAGTATGCCGCCATCATCCGCTTAGAGGATCTCTTACCGCTACTTCAACTAAAGTATGGTCACATTACTAGCAAACCCACAGAGGCAGACATTGACCGCTGCACAGGCTGTGGGTCTTACATGATAAAGAGGTGCTTAACTTGCCAGCCTATGACTACAAATGCTCACGATGCAATCTCAGTCAAGAGATCAATCATGGATGGAACAATCGACCAGTAGTGTTATGCACTTACTGTAATGAGCCTATGGTCAAGGTAATCACAGCTAATCCAATTCACTTTAAGGGCAAGGGATGGGGCAAAGATGGCAAGTAGGACTAGATGGGGCAGTATAAGAAAACTTCCATCTGGCAGTTATCAATCTAGATGGATGCAAAATGGTGAACAACTCTATAAAACATTTCCCACCCTATTTCTGGCTCAAAAGTTCTTAGAAGCTAAAGCCAGAGAGTTAGGTAAAGATTGGTCTCAATACAAAGTAGCCAGAGGCAAAAGAATTAGATCTTATGGAATAAGTGAAGATGAGTTTGACCAAATGATCATAAATCAAGAAGGTAAATGTTATATATGTAAAGGTGACAATGGCTCAATCGCCTTGTGTATAGACCACGATCATTTGACAGGCAAGGTCAGAGGTTTATTATGCAACAAATGCAACAGAGGATTGGGTTTGTTCTCAGATGATGTAGTTCTGCTTAAAAGAGCTATGAATTATTTACTTTATGGAGTGGTAGTAAAAGAAGAAATAATCACTTATGAGCCTCTTAAATTGGTTAAATAGTTATCCACAGAAGTTATCCACAGGGGGTACAAAAGTGAAGACACGCCCAAGATTTACGCTGTTGCTTGACAGAGCCAGTACGCTAACGGCGCAGAGCCTCTCAAAGGCTCACCGCGAGCCCTTCAGGGGCGTAGCTCGCGGGGTGCTAGTAGCTATTGGGATAGCTCTATGCTTTATGCCCGATGCAGGTGGCTCTAAACCAGTGCAATACATAAGCTATAAAGAGTATGCTTTATATGCATTAGGTAATAATGTTAAAGAATATAAGTGTCTATCTATACTCTATGGTAAAGAGAGTGCATGGAATCCATTAGCTGTTAATGGTAATCACTACGGAATACCACAGGGTAAGAGTAAGTACTTATCCACAGTTGATGGATATAAGCAGATACAATGGGGTCTTAGTTATATACAACATCATAGGCTCTATCAAGGTGATGTATGTAAAGCACTTAATCATTGGAGAATATACGGATGGCATTAGACAAGCTCAATAGCAGACGCTATAGAGAGCAGCGTGATCGTGTATTCGCTAGAGATGGAAGGGTCTGCCAGATCTGTCAAACAGATGAGGGTGAGATGCACATCGATCACATCATCCCACGCAAAGCGGGTGGTGATCATTCACTAGATAATCTTAGAGTGTTATGTAAGAGCTGCAACCTACGCAAGGGTGCGCTCAATGAGGGGGTTTTTTTAGCACGAGCGGCTACCCCCCCTGTCTTTTCAGTCCATCCGTCCCCGATGCAGTCCGAGACGATGCTGGACAGTCCTTTTAAGACCCGACCCAATCCGAGTCAATGACAAATTCACCCAAGAAGTCCAAAGCCATACAAGGGGCAACGAAGCCAAGGCTTCACAGTCCACTTCTCAAAGGTGCTAACAAGCTGCAAGATGTAAAAGACCTATGTGACATAGTTAAAATCCCTTTATTGCCGTGGCAAGAGTTTGTCCTGAAGGACATGTTGACTGTGGACAAGAAAGGCAATTGGATACGCAAAACAAACCTGATACTTGTAGCTCGTCAGAATGGAAAGACGCATCTGGCGCGTATGCTCATACTTGCTCACTTGATTAAATGGAATACCAATGTCCTGATCATGTCCTCTAACCGAAGCATGGCTCTGGACACCTTTAGACAGATCACTAACCTATTGGAGACAAATGACCACCTTAAAGGATTCGTTAAACAGATCAGACACGCTAACGGAACTGAAAGCATTGAAATGCTATCTGGAGCAAGGCTTGATGTCGTTGCAGCAACTAGAGATGGTTCTAGAGGTAGAAGTGTCAACGGATTGCTCTACATCGATGAAATCCGAGAGATCACAGAAGATGGCTTCAGAGCTGCTACTCCTACGACTAGAGCTCACCCAAACTCTCAGACGCTTCTTACCTCTAATGCTGGAGATGCGTTCAGCACTGTACTTAATGACCTACGAGAGAGAGCCATAGATTACCCGCCCAAATCTTTTGGATTCTATGAGTACTCAGCTCCACAGTACTGCAAGATAACTGATCGCAATGCATGGGCTTTGGCTAACCCTTCTTTGGGATACACCATTACAGAAGAAGCGATTGAGGAAGCGATTGCTACTTCACCGATTGAAAACACGCGTACTGAAACTCTTTGTCAATGGATCGACTCCCTAAGTTCCCCATGGCCGCATGGCATCTTAGAAGAAACAAGCGATTCCTTCCTAGAAATGGCTGTCGGGGCTTATACTGTATTCGGTTTCGATGTCAGTCCGTCTAGGCGCAACGGATCATTAGTCGCAGGACAATTACTGCCAGATGGACGGATTGGCATCGGGATTTTAGAAACCTACAGCTCTCAGGTTGCCATCGATGAGCTGAAGATGGCGGCAAGTATAAAGGCATGGTGTGACATCTATAAGCCACGCCTTGTCTGCTTTGACAAGTACGCTACTCAAACAATCGCAGATCGCCTTGCCAATTCTGGAGTTATTGTCGAAGATGTATCTGGTCAGCAATTCTATAAGGCATGCGGAGACCTTCTAGAAGGCTTGGTTAATCATCGAGTTATTCACAATGGTCAGGCAGAGTTGATCCAGCAGATGAATAACTGCGCAGCTAAAGTCAATGACAGCGCATGGCGCATCATCAAGCGCAAGAGTGCTGGAGACATCTCAGCCCCTATTGGTTTGGCGATGGTAGTTTCTAAATTAATGATCCCTCAGCCTAAGCCTCAGATTTATACTTAGACACGCCGTATCACATTGTCTAATTGCTTGACAAATGCTACAATTTCTGTCTATGGGTAGAATCTTGCAGACATTCGGGCTTGAACCTAAGCCACAATTACAAGCTCAGTCCGCACCTCAGGTATTGGGTGAGTATTCACCTTATGCGATGCCTTTCCAGTATGCCTTTGTAAGTCGTAATGAGGCTATGTCTGTCCCAGCATTACAACGCTGTCGCAATTTACTTGCTGGCACTATCGGCGCAATTCCTTTAGAGCTTTATAAGAAATCTACCAATGAAGAATTAGGTTCACCTGCTTGGTTAGAGCAACCTTCATACTCACAGCCACGATCAGTCACAATTGCATGGACTGTTGATTCACTTTTGTTTTATGGTCAAGCATTTTGGAAAGTAGTTGAAGTCTATGCAGAGGATGGACGCCCATCACGCTTTGAGTGGGTTGCTAATGATCGCGTAACTGCAACACTAGATTCTACAAATACTTTTGTTAAGTCCTATGCAGTCGATGGCACAACATTACCGATGGACGGCTTGGGATCTCTGATTACATTCCAGTCATTAGGCGATGGCATTCTCAATACTGGAGTGCAGACAATTCGCGCAGCTATTGATGTTCAGAAAGCGGCGGCAATTGCAGCATCGACTCCGATGGCAACTGGATACATTAAAAACACAGGTGCAGACTTAGATCCTAAAGAGGTATCTGGATTACTAGCTGCATGGAAGAATGCGCGCCTTAATCGCTCAACCGCTTATTTAACATCTACTCTGGAATACAACCCAGTATCATTCTCACCTAAAGACATGATGTATAACGAAGCAATCCAAAATCTAGCAACTGAAATTGCTCGTCTTTGTAATGTTCCTGCAATTTATGTTTCTGCAGATCAAAACTCTAGTTATACATACAACAATGTTCAAGACGAAAGAAAACAGTTTCTTCAACTGTCCTTGCAACCATTTATAAGTGCCATTGAAGATCGCCTATCAATGGATGACATTACTGCTCGAGGAAATGTTGTTAAGTTTGACATCGATAAAAACTTCCTACGCACAGACCCGATGCAAGAGCTTGCAGTTATCGAGAAACTGCTATCACTCAACCTAATTACTCCAGAGCAAGCGATGGAGATGACAGACCTAACACCTAACGGAAACAATGGTATCGAATGAGCCAGATAATCACCTTCTCAGCCGATCTGACAGCAGACTCAGCAAGTCGCACAATCTCAGGCAAGATCGTGCCGCTCAATGTTGAAGCAGGATCGACAAACATGGGCAAAGTTATCTTTGAGTCTGGATCAATTGAAATTCCAGATCCTAAGTCAATCAAGTTGCTTAATCAGCATGACATCAAGAAGCCTCTTGGACGCGGAGTAACTTTTAGTGAGTCAGAAGATGCTATCCATGCAGTATTTTCAATCAGCCGCTCACAGCGCGGCACAGAAGCTTTAATCCTTGCAGAAGAAGGATTGCAGTCAGGTTTATCAATCGGGGCAGAAGTCCTAAAGTCAAAGATCAAGGATGGCGTGATCCATGTATCCGCTGCTCGCTTGGTCGAAGTAAGTTTAGTAACCGAGCCAGCATTTAAGTCTGCTCAGGTTACTGAAATTGCAGCAGAAGAATCTGCTGTTGAAGAAACAATCCAACCAACAGAAAGCGAGACAGCAATCGTGGAAGAAACCACTCCAGCAGTCGAAGCAACACCAGTTGAGGCTCCAGCGGTTGAAGCTGCTCGTCCAACTGTTTCAGCAGCGTACTACACAAAGCCACGCATCGAGATCACAGCGGCTAAGTATGCAGAGAACACAATTCGTGCAGCACTAGGTGATGAGTCAGCTCGTCAATACCTACGCGCAGCCGATGACACAACAGACAACGCAGGTCTCGTACCAACACGCCAATTGTCAGAAATCATCAATCCACTAGGCACAACAATCCGTCCATCAATTGAAGCAATCTCACGCGGAGTGCTTCCAGATGCAGGTATGACATTTGAGATCCCAAAGATCACACAGATGCCAACAGTTGCAGTAACAGCAGAAAACGCTGCATTCTCAGACACAGACCAGAACTCATCATTCTTATCAGTAGATGTTAAGAAGTATGCAGGACAGCAGACATTCTCTGTTGAGTTGCTAGATCGTACATCTCCAGCATTTTTTGATGAGCTAGTCCGCAACATGGGCGCAGCTTATGCAAAGGCAACAGATGCAGCAGTTAACGCTGCTCTTATCGCAGGTGCAACACTAGACGGCACAACAACTGCAACATACCCAACAGCCTCAGCGTTGCTTGGAATCGTTGCTCGCGGTGCAGCATCTGTCTATGATGCAACACTAGGACTTGCGAACCCATTCGCTCGTAACATGATCGTGAACACAGCACAGTGGTCAAACATCATGACACTTAACGACAATGGTCGCCCAATTTACACAGCATCAAACCCAATGAACGCTGGCGGACAGGTTGTCCCAACAGCACTACAGGGAAATGTTGCAGGACTTAACCTCTATGTAACACCAAACACAGCAGCAGGAACAGACACAGATGGATCAATCCTGATTGTCAACCCAGAAGCTTACACATGGTATGAGAGCCCTAACTACCGCTTGCGCGCAGAATCAACAGCAGCGGGAACAATCACAATCGGTTACTACGGCTTTGGCGCAATCGCGACTAAGGTCGGAGCAGGTGCATTCAAGAACAACAAGGCGTAAGCCACACTAAGTCGCTCTGAGGGGTAGTAGCCCTCTACCCCTCAGAGTCTTTAGAAAGGAATGGGAATGGCACTTACAACAGTTGCAGAGCTCCGTAGCACTCTCGGAGTCGGTACCTTGTATCCAGATGCCACCCTTCAAGAAGTATGCGACGCCACAGATGCAGTCCTACTTCCAATGTTATGGGCAGATGTTTATTTTAATGTGGCACACAGCAACACAACTACAGTTGGCACCCTTTACTTTGATGTTCCTGTAAAAAACATTTTTTATGTCGGTCAGACAGTTGTAGTCAATAACAATCAAGCACATTACAACGGATCAAAGACAATTACAGCAGTAGGCGATTATTCAATTTCTTATAACATTACTGGCACTCCAGCGGCTCAACCACGCCACAATGTAAATCCTTATGGCACAGTTACAATTGCTCCATCGACTGACTGGACAGCAGACATGGCGATCCAGCAAGCAGCTTTGATGGTATCTGTTGAAATCTGGCAAGCTCGTACTGCAACCCTTTCGGGCAGTAACTTGGTAGATTTCCAGCCAAGCCCTTATCGAATGAGCGCACAGCTTCTCGCTAAGGTGCGAGGATTGATAGCACACGCACTTGATCCGCGTTCGATGGTTGGATAATGCCTCCAGTTGCCATCACCACACTTCGCACCACTTTAGCGACTGCGCTAGTCAATAACGCTAAGTGGCAGACTTTCGCCTTTCCACCTGCAACAGTCCTTGCTAACTCTGTGATCGTGTCTCCAGATGATCCATACTTGACACCAAATAACAATTCTCAGATTTCTATTAGTCCAATGGCTAACTTTAAGATAGTAATGACTGTGCCATTGTTTGACAATGAGGGAAATCTTAACGGCATTGAAGATACTGTAGTCAGCGTGTTCGCTCTGCTCGCAGCATCATCTTTGACCTATAATGTAAGCGCAATTAGCGCGCCTAGTGTTCTCAACGCGGCAAGCGGAGACTTGCTTAGCTGTGAGATGTCCGTATCAATCCTTACGAGTTGGAGTTAAAATGTCCGAGTGGGAAAAAGAAAACGAAGCCTTCCTGATCAAGATCGGGCAGGTAACACCAGCAACACCTAAGCCAGCATCTACCAAGAAAGACGAGGAATAATCTCATGGCTGTATTTCTAAATAACAAGGTCGGCGTGAAGATCAATTCTGTCGATCTTTCAGATCACGTCACAGCAGTAACACTAAACCGTTCATTCGATGAGCTTGAGGTCACATCCATGGGTGATGCTGGTCACAAATTTGTAAAAGGTTTGGAAGCATCATCAGTAACAATCGATTTCCTTAATGACACAGCATCAGCAAATGTTCTAGCAACATTGCAAGCTGCATGGGGAACATCTGTCACGGTCGTATTGCTACAGGAAAAGGGAACAGCAGTTTCTGCTACTAACCCTCTGTACACAATGACATGCTTGATCAACAACACAACCGACATTAATGGAAGCGTTGCTGATCTCAGCGTGCAGAGCCTGACATTCAATGTCAATGGTACTGTTGCAGTTACAACTACAGGCACATTCTAAGAAACTAAACAAAGGGGCTAACCATGGCAAAACTAAAGATCGTTCGACTAGATGGAAGCGTATTGGAAGGCGAGATCACCCCAGCGGTGGAGTACTCGTTCGAATGCTACGCTAAAAAGGGTTTTCATAAGGCTTTCCGCGATGAAGAAAAGCAGAGCGATGTCTATTGGCTTGCATGGGAAGTCACACGCAGATCAGGTGAATCTGTAAAGCCTTTTGGGATGGACTTCATCGAGACACTTAAAAGTGTTGAGGTGCTTGACTCCGACCCTTTAGCTTAAAGCGCGATCTTCCGTTCACCTACCTAATTGCTAGGCTAAGCATTAGGTTAGGGATCGCGCCTCAGCAGTTATTGGATTTAGATAAAAACATGCTCGATGCACTTGTGCAAGGGCTAAAGGATGAAGCGAAAGAGGTGAGCGATGCCAACAGAGGTAGTAGGCGCGGCAGAGCTTAAGAAAGCCCTCAATAAGTACGCTCCAGACCTTGCTAAGGAATTAACAAAGGAATTGGGTTTAATCTTAAAGCCTATTGTTAATGAGGCTAGATCCTATGTACCAACTGCATCGCCTATGAGCGGATGGAGTGAGACACAAAACCCTAAAGGCAAGTTCCCAAAGTACAATGCTCTGGAGATCCGTAAAGGCATTATCTACAAGACAACACCATCAAAGCCTAACGCTGCTGGGTTTGTGAACA